GTCATATCAGGTTCCATTGGAGTTTCTTCTCCAAAATTTTCGTATAATTTAAGAAATTGTTTCATAATTATATTTATTTTACCACATGTTATTTAAACTACGATGCATGATATTATCAATACGATCATTACCTGTAAAATTAGTAGGTAATTCTACTTTATATTGTTCCTTAAGATTTTCATTAAAAAACTCAATGTATTTTCTTATGTTCAATATTGCTAATTGAATATCATCACTATCATATAATTCTTGATTAGGACGATGTTTTAAATTAATAATTTCCTTAATGCCTGCTGCCCCATTAAATAATCGATCTACTGTAAATAGAACTAAACTCCTGTCACTATCTAATTCTGGAGAAAATCTAAATCTATCAATGTCTATGTTAAATCCAATTTTTCCTAAAAGTTTGTGAGGTTCACTATTAAGTACTTCCCACCAATTAATACCGGTAGATTTGTAGTGTTCACAAATAATATCAGTTAAATTTGAATAACGATTCATACTAATATTTATTAAAAAAGCCAGTCAATAGACTGGCTTGTGTAGTACCGACGACCAGATTCGAACTGGTGGTGTGGAATCGGAGCTTATGAGACTCCCGTCTTCGGCCAACTTGACGACACGTCGGCATATTATGATCTTATAATGCAACATTCTGTATTAGTAGGTTTATCTGTGATATGTTGCCATACATCTGATGCCATAAATGAAGTATTGTAAAAGCCTCCTTCAAAGACCCTGCCATGCCCTTCTTTAAGCCATCTTTTATAAAGTAATGATCCATTCATGTAAACATAAAGTTCATTACCGTGTATCTCTTTGTGTACCATAGCGATAATTTTAGCGGAAGATATAGGGATCGAACCTATGCGACTTTTACATCGGCCTCGGTTTAGCAAACCGGCACATTACCACTCTAGCAACTCTCCATGCGGTAGGAGTGGGATTCGAACCCACGGGACTTTGACATCACACAAGTTTTCAAAACTAGGCGCTTATGACCTCTTGCGCATCCTACCATATTAAAATTTCATTTTTCTACCTTTAATCCAAGTTGAATAATTAATGAAATCTTCTTTTTTAATTTTCTTATTTTCTTTTAAATCTAAATTATGAATCCATATTGTTCCATATTGAGAATTTTGTTCAGGAGTTCTTAATTTAGCTTTATTACTCATTTTCCTTTTAGTTTCTTCAGAATGATTTAATCCTTTAAATCCAGGAAAAGCAAATGTTCCATATTTTTCATACAATGTTTTTTGTCTTCTTCTTTGAATTTCAGGTAATCTAATAGGATCACGAAGAACTTCAAATAATTTTTTCATTATATGCGGAATAATTTCGCGTTTATGTTTTTTTCCTTTAAAGCCGTTTGTTTCTGAAGAACTACCGCCTTCACCCCCTTCTTTTAAATTCATGCATAATGAATCTTTTAAAAGATCTTCATTTATTAATTCTTTTTCCCTTAATTTCAAAAATTCTCTATTTGGTAAAAACTCTAAAATTTCTTTAGAGTGATTTTCTTTACCATGTTTATATAAAGATCGTCTTAATCTTTTTCCTGATCCTAAATACCCATCTTCTAAATTGGAAGTTGAGTGCATTCCTATGTAAAATCTTCTAGTTACATTACATGTTGTTTTGTAAATGTAATGGTATTTATGTTCTTTTCTTGGCATCTCGTAACCTATGTTTAGAATTATTTATTTAAACATAGGTACAAAAATGCACTCAGGAAGTCGTAGAGAGATTCGAACTCCCGGTGAGGATTACTCCATGCCGCTTTGCAGGCGGCCGCCTTCGACCAGACTCAGACCACATGGCCATATTAATGTTTTTGTTTGATTACAACAATATTACTTGTATCAATTCCTAATTCTTTACAGTGTTTTAAGTATTCTAACACAATACAAGGTGCAGATTTACCAGGTCTGCCGAAGAAAATGTTTAATGAAGTTTGTGGATAACCACCTTCAAATAAAGAATTTAATAAATTATCAGAATCTACAGGAAAAATTTTTAATCTTTTTTCATATACTCCTTCTTTTACAAATTTATTTAATCCTTCGTAAAATTCTTCTAAATTTTCAATTGTTTGTTTCATTATGCGGAGAAAACAGGACTCGAACCTGCGCAACACTTTTACATGTTGACCCGCTTTCCAAGCGGGACCGATACCAACTTCGGATGACTTCTCCATTTTAAAATAAACCCAATAACCAGCTTTCTGTATCAATCATCATTTGTCTAATCCGCTAACCATGAAGTATGTACTGCCTCCGTACCTTCAAATTTGCGTTTCACTAATTTGGTACAAACGAACAATTTAACTTGTTCTCCCAAAAGGGCAATAGTGTGCTGAGTTTCCTAACAAGTTAAATTGCTCGATGATTTATGGTTTATCTTAAAAATTATTCTACTGGCTTAAATTGACCTTTAGAGATTTTATTTAATGTACCTGAGATTTGATCTCTGATCCAGGCCATAAAATCAGTAAGCATATTTTGTGTAATATAACGTACGATCGAAAATGGCCAAAATAAAATCCAACTATTAATTTCAACTGGGTGTTCCTTAACTAATGGAATATAATAATCCATTTTAGGGAGATCATAATTACGATCTTTACACCTTTGAAATTCTTTAAGGTATTCTTGATATTTTGTTTTAGAAAACTTTCGCCATTTGAATAATAACCAAAGAATTCCGACAACTAAATAAACTCCAACACCTACGCCAAATAATGTCCAATTTGTATTTTTGAAGAATTGAAGCATGTCATTCTTCCAATACAAAAATAATCCGACACAACCACCGACAAACCAAGCTGTTGCCCAACCGATTTCGGCTTCACCTTCCGTTTCAATACAATAAGCGATGATTAAAAACAAGACTGCTATCACAGCCCAAAATACGAGACCTCCAAATGTTAACATAGAATAAGGATTTAAGTTAAAATATTCAAATATTTTTACGAATTGCTTCATTAATCATTACCCCATAATTTTTTATAAGTTAATATTGAAATCTCTTTAGATTTATATCCTTTAAAAAATTGATCGTAATGTTTATCATTCACTGCAAAAACGTATTTACCACCCATTCTTCTATCTTGATCTTCATGTCTTTCCATACTTAAATGTAAGGTTCCAATGTAACCGGAATCTGTTCCATAAAAAGCTTGTAATTCTCCGCCTCCACTTGGCATCATCCATAAAGGACCACTGACACAAGGTCTTAAAAAATTATACATTTCAATTACTAACTTACCATGACGATTCATAATATCATGATACCTTTTAATCTTCATATCTATTGTTTGATCAGGTCCACTAAATCCACGACCTTTCATAACATAAAAACGAATATCCATTCCATGTTCAATTATCTCGACTTCAGTTCTATCACCTTTATTAAATTTTCCTTTAGGTATATGTGCATCAAACCCTTTTTCTTTAAATTTTTCAATTGTCTTTTGATTAAATTCCTTTTCTTCATCACTCAAAGAAAAAGATTTCTCTATAACAGGTTTACCGTAATAAGCATAATGCTCTTTAAAATCAATAGGTTTAATCATAATGCCATCGAAATGACCACTGTCTGATGTCCAAGTAAATTCAAGACCATTCTTTTTTAACCATGCTGCAAATAATGAATGAACTCCTTTATAGCCATAAGAATTTATATTCCAGCTATTCATCAAAAATTCGTGAGTTCCTGGATAAACTGGATGAGTATCGTTATCTATCCAAACACCTAAAATAGGACTATTATCATAACAAGGCTTAACTTCAAATTTTATTCCTGGAAATTTACGCTTTAATTTTTTCATTATGATATGTGCATCATATTTACTCTTAGCGTTATTATTTAAGCTACCACTAGAACTTACACTAAAGGCTTCAAATGTCATAAATTTACTCATTACCACATATCATTTATTTGATTAGAAGTATGATGATCTACTCTAATTTTATTAATATTTTCATGCTTAATCATTATAACTTTCTTATCTTTTAAAAACTTCTTGGCCTTTCTAAGCCCAGTATTAGATAACCAAGTAAAAGCTTTATCGTAAAAAGAAATATTTTTATAAGTATGTTTCATTTTTTGGTGGAATCCAAAAATTAGCAGCATAAGATGAATGGATCGCACCTGCTCCTTCTTTATATGATACTTCGTTCCATGTTACTTTTAATGTTAAATAAATATCTTGTTTATTTATGTTAGTTTTTAACTGAACTGCATAACTGGGTAAATGACCTGTGATAATATAATATAAAGGTCTTTCGCCAGCAACATAACCGAAATGAGGCTCAAATTCAAACTCAAAACCCCATTTTTTTAATTCCTTAATTTGAGGTAACGCTTTTATTTGAACTAATAAAGGGTCTTCTTCTGTAAATTCTTCAAATATTTTAACGAAGTGCTTCATGTTACTTATATTTTTCTAATACTGCATACAAGTCTTTAATTAAAGAATCAGCTCTATTTTTATTTTCTAATGACATTTCACTAACACTTTTAATCAACCACTCAGTATCAGTCTTTTTATCATGAATATCTGAAACAGTACCAAACCATGATCTTATACTTCCATCATGATTCATAATAGGATATGATGTTGCATAAAACCAACGATACTTTTTATCTGCTACGCCTTTAATACGATATTCAAATTTATAAGGAATACCACTTTGAGCACATTTATTCCATTCAGATAAACAAGTCTCGATGTCATCTGGGTGAATTAATTTCATTCTACTTTCTCTAGTTCCAAATTCCTTAAAACCAGTATAACGATACCATTCTTTATTAACGAAATATGTTTTGCCAGTAGAATCAGCTAGCCAAATAATATAAGGGAGAGAGTCGGCTAATAATTGAAATGAAGTATCTAATGTAAGTTTATCTATATTAGATATTTATTCAATTTGTTAATCACCGGTAAGTCGGCGTATTGTGGATTGTGCAGATTTTAATTGATCTTTAGCTCTTTTTAATTCCCATTCATTTCTTATTGATAATCGATTTTGTAATTCTTGATCTTTCTTTTTACGAGACTTTTTAACAGCCTCAAATTGATCATGAACTATTATTTGTCCTATTACTAATTCGATTAAATTAGGAATACTTGCTTTTCTGAAAGAATTTGTGTAACGTGTTATGGCACCTTGTGCAGAACCTCTTTTAGTATAAATGGTGGCCTCAGCTAAATTTGAAGTCCATCCACCCATTTTACGATATTCGTCCTTTTCGTTAGTTACACAATATAAGCTAATAGGTAATTTCATGATTGTGATTTTATATAAGCATCCTTTAAGTCAAGTCCTATTTGCATCCAAGTAGAACGACGACCACTCTCAGCTTGAATAAAAAGAAACATTCCTACAACTGAAAAAATTAATATTAATGTAAAAATGAACCATAAAAATAACATAAATCCTTTAGAACTTTTCATAGAGACTAAATTTAATTTCATAATAAGCTAATTATACCTAAAATAAAAAAGGGCTCAAAAAGAGCCCTAATCCAAAAGCTTAGAGATAAAGGAACCTGTCTCCTGGAACACTCGTCCAATCCGCAGTCGATCTATTATAGGGTACCCTTTCTACGTTAGGATTTCAAAAACCCGATCAAATTCTAGGCTGGCACTGAGACCTCATATAATTTTATAGTGTTGCTTTCACTCTATTCTAAACCCTGTGGTGGAAAATGGATTCGAACCACTGACCCTGATACTCAACCTTACGGGGTTTTATACCATGCTCTACCAACTGAGCTACTCCACCATGTGTAACGTTACACATATTATACCAATAACTTAAACAATGCTATCAACAATCTCTAAAAACGTAGTCTTATGTTTAACTTCATGTTTATTTATGGTAACAGATATACAAACTTCCCAATCAGACTTTTCATAAGTTCCTTCCCATTCTTCAAAAAACATTTTCTTAAGTTCAGCTTTAGTCGGTTTATAACTATAGACATAAAAGTGGTGTTCGCTATCTTCTGTGTCAATTTGTACTAAGTATACTGTGTTAATCATGGTGTTATGTTGTTTAGTTAATTATACTATAGATCATTTCACTGGTGTCTTCCACTTGTCACTCCGCTTTTAAAAAGTCCTACAAGTCCTTATATAATTTGGTTTTACAAAAGTTTTAAAAATTGAAACAATTATTGTTCTGAACATGGTGGGTGACCAAATTTATGGAAATATTTTAACGGTCTTTTAAACGTTCCATTAACCCAAAAACCCCATTTTCTAAGTGGCCTTCCTGTAATGAGTATAGTCCAACAGCCACCTTTTGGGACATCGACGTAGTGTGCATGTTTAGCTGACCTATACCTTATTGACCAACGTTTAAGTGTGTCGCTGCGGGTCTCTGATACGTCAGTATAACTACCCTTAAGTACAAATGTAATAAACCACCAAGCATGATCATGAAAATATCTTTTATCGTCACTTCTGATAAAATGGTGGATTCTGATTGAGAAACCGAAGAATATTAAAACCCATCTATAAGCGTACGGACAATGTGCTTCGCCGAGGGGTTCGCTCCAACGGACCTGCAAAGGAGCCGTTTTCTTTGGTGGTGTTCTGATCTAATGTGTCATGATAATTGATTTTTTAAGCTGTTACTGAATTTTGTTTAGCTATCCATTCTTTCAAAGTAGTTTTATGCTTTGACACATAACCTCTTTGCTGTCTTAATCTTTGCACTCTTTTAGATTCTCTTCTCTTATAAAGATAAGAACCTAATTCGCTTGAGCACTCGTTGTGTAATGCTACGATTTTATCGAATAACTCAAGTCTTTGTGTAGGTGTTAACTCAGGTTGCTTGTGTTTCCAACGATCTTTTTTTGGAATACCAATGTTAGGTTCTAAGAGTTTGTGAACTGCATTAGAAAATTTTGATTTGATCATTGATGTTTTTGAACTTTTCATTTTGTTTAATTTTTTTTAATGATTGACTTATTGTCGTCCGGAATGTCGGGATCGAACCGACGACCTAAGAGTTTAGAATTCTTTGCTCTACCACTAAGCTAATTCCGGATAAAAAGTCCTCGAGGCAGGATTCGAACCAGTGCGACCCCCACCAACGGTCAACCAATCTCTGTACTTATTCAGACCTTCAATTAATATCATCGGTTTCGAACCCAATAACATAATCTCCAATCCTTTAGGTAGTTCGACGTAGTATCGCTTATCAGGGTGGTGCTCTAACCAACTGAGCTACTCGAGGATATGTAAAAGAACTTAATGTTTAAAAATCTTAATATACGCTGTCGCTACAGTACGACCTTTCTCAATAAAAGAATTATCAGGCAACATTTTAATCCTATAATCCTTATTTTTCAACCAACCTCTAAAACCTATTTGATGACCTTCGTTATTTGTCATCCAATAAGGAGTAGTTAATGAAACTAATATCCCATTCTTATCCAACATAGAATACATTCGCATGATGTGCTCCAAATCTATGTTATTTTTAAACGGCGGTGCTGCAATTATTCTATCATATTTTACATCAGTTTCATATTTTAAAAAATCAACATGGTGTGCATTATAACCTTTTGATTTTAATACCTCATATTTTTCTTTATTCAACTCAACACAATCTATATGAATGTTTTTTAAATCATAATTTCGATATATTTCATCAATTATCATACCTTCACCAGCAGAAGGCTCTAATATTTTAATGTCATCAGTCAATCTTAATTCTTCGATTAATGTTCTAGCTACTATCGTTGATGTATCTCTTACAGTCTTCATGCTAATTGTAATTTTTCAGGTGACACGACGTATTCTTGAAACATTTTAGGTAGTTTCGCAGTAATTTTTCGAGTCTCTTGCGAAGGCTCAATACATATTGCCGTAATTTGATTGTTGATATCAGGTTCGCGAAAGATAGTGAACCTCAGATTTTTTGCAATACACTTTTTGATTAATGATTCTAATTCTTGAGTATCTGCACAAGAAAGTTGCACCAAGTAATTGGAAATCAATTGCCAGTCTTTGGCTAATTCAGGAAAATCTTTGATTGCAAAATTTAAAGCAGCATGTGAAGATTGTACTGCTTGTTGACCTATAGAAAGGTCTCGACGTGTAACCGTAACTAATTTAGAATGATCGTGAAGATTAGAAATCTAGTGTGTCATAATAACTGTTTTTGTTTGTTTTGTAAAGCTAATATACCAATATTTTTTATAATTGGTAAAATTATTTTCAAATTTATTTATCTTTAACATTCTTTTTAAGCGTTAAAATCGTGCTCTTTTTACCAGATGGTTGGCTGTACACTATTTTAGTAGGCTCAATTTTAAATTCCTTGTCCTTAAACATTTTAACATACTTCTTACCTTTTCCCTTTTTTAAATATGCTACTGTCATGTGAGCATGATAATCAGGAAAATCGTTTTCATAAGGCAAAGCATCAGTCAATAACTTATTTCCCTTATTTAAACTCTTAGCATCAACATCAAATTTAAGGACATCGTACTCTGGATTATCGAAAATACTCAAATTATGAACATTTAGTTTTCCGAAATCTAAATCCTTTATAACCTCTTTTACTTGATCTTTAGTAACGGTTTTATCTAAGCCATATAAAAGAGTAACATGAGATTCTTTATCTAACCCAAAAGTACGATCTCCTTCTTTAGTAAAAATATCATCTTCTTCAATAGCATCATGTATTTCAGTTATATCATCAGGAAAATCTGCATAAACCATTACGCAGCCTTTCTTGAATTTTTGCTTTTTTGATTCATTAATAAAATCTTCGAACGAATAAACAAGTCTTATCATATACTTATTTATCCCATTATTTTACATTAATTTCAATAAAATCAGCAGATTTGTCTGCAATTTTTGCAGGAACGATCATCGTCAAAATTCCATCAGCAACTGAAGCTTCTATTTTAGCTAAATCGAATTTAACACCACTGATGTTATAAGTTAGGGTTTTTTCAGTTTTACCATCTTTAGATAAAAGATCAACTGACAATACATTGCCTTTAAATTTTATCTTTACGTTCGACTTATTATAGCCTGGAATGTTCTTAGTAATTTTTCTATCACCATTCTCCAAAGTCTCAATTAAACTTTTATCAAGAACGTAAGAAGATGAACTTGTAAAAAAATCTCCAAAAATTTCATTAAACATTTTGTCTGTGTCAAGATTAAACATAGTTGTACGTTTTATTTTTTACATATAATATACAAAAAGAATGCCAACACATAAAACAAGAATCATTGACATAACATTATGAAATTATGTCAAAAATCGTGTCATTATGTCTTAATTTTCGTCGAGGTATTCGAAAAAAGCTACTGCTTCTAAAATTTGTGGAGTATTATTTTCAGAAACTATTTCTTCAATAACTTTTTCTTGTTCTTTTGGAGTTCCGTATAAACTTAATTCAGTTAGAATACAACTTATTAAAGTAAAGAAATTCCATTCTAAAGAAACATTCATTATACTCTCTTGCATGTAATTTTCAAAATCCTCTTTAGGGTCTATGAATTCAGCAACATCATTGATCACGAGAGTAATATTTTTAAAATTCTTTAACGGGGTCAAAGACATATCCAAAAATTCTTCAAAAATTAATGATCCAATTTCTTCTGAAAAATCATCATCGTATTCATTATCACTTGTGTTTTCAACTTCATCGACAATAACACCTCTAATAGATGGAAATTTATTTAAACGATAATTTACATTAGAATCGTTCATAGGAATTAAATTGATATTCCAATAAAGTTCAATACAATCCAATTTGTCCACTAAATCCTCAGTTGGTTCTTTTTCTAACTCTAATAATAAATCTTTTAATGAACAATTCTCTAAATATCCTGAGAAGACCGAACTAACTTGATCTGAAAATCCTTCCAAATGTCTGAGTATATCTTCGATAGTAACACCTTCTCCTAATTCGACGACATGAGGAAAATAAAAGGCCAATGGTTTATCAGATTTCGTTATATCAGTTTTATCCCATTTTTTATGTTCATTGTTCCATTTAGCAAACAATATTTTCCTACTCGTAATGATTATTTTCTCCATAAAAAAGTATTGTTTATTTTATTTAATTACAAAAGAATTTGGTATATTAGTATAAAATATGACCAATTTTTGATCTTGTTAAATTTGTGTTAAAACCCAATCAAAAAACATGGGAATCGATCTAAATAAAATACCAAATAGCTACCTAGGCGAAGCATCACTGGTATCAACAACTCTAAAAGATCAACAAATTCTTATTAACATTATATTAGAGGATTTGAAAAAGATGCCTTGGCAAGACGTAAATTTTCAAATCAATGGTACTTCTCCTGAAGGTCGTACTTTTTATATACTACTCCCAGATAATATCATTAAATTCATTAAAGACTTTCGGGAAATTTTTCCAAATGAACACGATTCTCTTGGACAATGGGTTCAATTAAATGATCGTAGTCCGATTTATATGGAAACTAACAATGATGCTAATTTCCGTAGATCACATTTTCCAAACGGCGGTATTCCTGATGCTTTGAAAGGAATAGGTTTAGGTTATAAATTTTATCGTAAATTAATTGAAGTATGTGGATATTTGAGATCAGATACAATGGGTGCTTCGATTAAAAATCATGTATGGGCAAGTCTTGTTAAAAAGAAAGAAGACCCAGACGATGTTCATGCGATCGTCGGACCTAGATCAGTTTTTGCAATGATAAAAACTCTTCCACAAGACGTTAAAATAGAATTGGCCACACGATATCTCGCCAGCTCAAACATCGACGTTAATAGTATTGACAAAAATAATTTTGCAGTTGATGACGAACTAAAAGAAATTCTTCCGAAAAGTTTGATTAAAAACTTATTTAATCCTGAATATCAGGCCAGAATGAGACAAATCAGAGAAGAAAATCAAAGAAACGAAAGAGTCGAAGAAATCACTACATTAACTGATCGTAACAGAAGTTTATTCCCAATATTTGGAATTAACGAAATTAATACTGATTGGGAAATCGGCGATATTATTGTAAGATTTACGTATTTACATGACAACACTGCAAAATTACGTGTAGTTATTAATCACAACGGCATAAAAGCAATATCAATCGGCGACTATATTAAATATGCATTAACTGGAGAATTAGCTAATAATATAGCCATTAGAACTCCAGATCATATTGAATGGACAAAAGTTGATTTATCTTCAATTGATAATTTTGATGAAGCTAGATTAACTCAATCAGAACAATCATTAGTCAGAACATTAATTGAAAAGGGATTAAATAATATACCTGATAATTTCATTAAAAGGATAACTCAATTAAGTCAAGCCGAATTGAAATATGGACCTATTCTTAAAAGCCATGATAAAATGGAATTTAAGCAATTGGTCGAAAATAGAATGGTTTCACCTGAAACATTCCGTAAATTTTCTCAAGGTAATTTCGCCAATAAAATCTTATTATCACCTACACAAAACAACAGATTCAATAGTAAACTGACAACCGAAGTTTTCATTCCATTTAATGGAGCACCTAATAACATGAAATCTGTTCCCGGTCATTCATTAGGAGACTGTGCAATAAATTCTTTAACAGGATATGTATTTGAAAATCCACAATATGACGATTTTACCATTAAAACGATCGCTCAAATAAATTCAATTGATTCTATTGAAATAGGCGATATGGTTTACATAGCAAACCACCCTGTATATGCAGGGTTAGTTGTTAAAGTAGCATTATTGTTAAAAAATGATGTAGACATTGAATATGCAATGGTGAACATACTAAATCCTGAATTAGGAAAGGAAGCTATTCGTAAGACTTCTATTCAATTAAATCTTCTTCGTAAAATCTATTAAAATAAATCTGTGCTTATTTCTCCTATTTGAATAGGTGGAAATTTAGTGTAGAATATTGCTAATCTTTCTAAGAACTTGTTGTAATATAATTTCAATTCTTTAGAGTCTAAAAATATGTCTTGAGGTTCATTATCTTTTTCATTGCTGATTAAAATATGAGCAGATTTAGGTTTTAATCCAGTTCTATCATAAACTGCAACAGCATAAGCTCCGACTTGACATTTATAATCTTCGATATTATTAGGGTCTTTCTTTTTTCTTGCAGTTTTGAAATCGATTATACAGTCTTCATTATTCCAAAGTTCAGATACATTATCTACTGTTCCTGCATAGCCGCCGCCTCTTATTGTCCATAAGAATCTTTCTTGCATTTTAGATTCTTTGATTAATTGGAATGTGTTATTACGAATGAAGTTATAAAATAACATTCCACCTACAATCTTTGCTCTATTGTCGAATTCATTTATTTCTTTGTCATTAGTTGACATTCTAAGAGTTTCATCTAATCTATCTTCTGGTTCCATCATATTTGGTAAGCTTAGATATAGCTCACATAAGCGATGCATAACAGTTCCTCTTCGGCCAGCTGATTTAGTAATGTATTCAGCTTTTTCTTTTCCTATTTTATTTTCCCATTTCTTTAAGAATGTTTTATCTGCTGTTGCTCCGAGAACAGAAGTGACACTTGGAAATATTCCAATTACTTTGCCTTCTGTGTCATTTTTGTCTGCGAAATGAGTGACCTTATAATATCTCATATTATTCAGGACGACTCTTTCTATCTTCTCTAAATTTTTCATAATAGGATAAATAAAACTAATAATTATTTTACTACATCGCATGAATAAGGTTATGAGCTTTTATCAATTCATTAATGAGTTCAGATCTGAGAGTTATTTGAAGCTCGGAGATACTGGCGAACGTGTTCAAATATTGCAACAATCATTAGAGAATTTAGGGTTTAAGTTAAACAAATATGGTGTAGATGGTAAGTTTGGACCAGAGACATTTGGGGCACTACAGTCGACACTCAATGCTTTAGCCAAATTAACTAATGTAGTAAGCATAGTAGGTGACCCAAACCTTCTCAATTTTGCTCCAGATGGTATTACTGAGACACAATATAACGTGGCAGTCATGGTTGGACAAAAAGAAGAAATGGCATCACAAATAAGAGCAAAATTACAATCACCAGATAATACAAATAATAACAATAATATTGCAATGCAATCTATCATAAAAGAGAACATTCCTGATGCTCTTGCGTTCACTCAAAAATTAAATGAAATATCAAATGCATTAAGTATAGACCCTAATTGGTTATTATTAGTAATGTACAAGGAGTCAAAATTAAAAGCTAATGCTGTTAATAGAAATACTGGTGCTTCTGGTTTGATTCAGTTTATGCCTAATACTGCTTCTGGTTTAGGAACTACCGTTGAGGCTATTAGACAGATGAGTGCTACACAGCAATTGGATTTAGTGTATAAGTATTTGTATAAGTGGAAGGGACAAATGAATTCGGCTATTGATGTTTATATGACAGTATTTTATCCTGCAGCAGTTAATAAACCTGATAATTTTATTATCGGAAGTGAGAAATCACCAGAAAGAGCTAAGGATATAGCTAAGAGAAATCCGGCAATTTCGGCAGGTAAACCTGTGATAGCTAAGGCTGATTTTAAGAGTTATGTAGTGAAAGATGTGCCGGAAGAACTTGCACAATACGTTTGAGATAAATAATTAAAAATATTCACATTAAATGAATAAGTATTTTAACACACCAGATTCTACAATTCCTAAACAAGACGTTACAACGACAGACGTTATTAAAGAAGAAGTAAAGTCTACACCGATCAATGAAGACATTAAGCACGTCATAACTGAAGAGGATTTAACAAATAATCCTGATTTAGTAGGTCAAGTTGAAGTAGGAGAAGAAGTAATTATTCCAGGTGACGCTATCGTTACTGAAGAAGTTAAAGAACCTAAAACCGAAAAAACAAAGAAAGAGCCTAAGAAGAAAGCTTAATAGATCTAACTTTTAAAATGAAAAAGACCGAAGTGATTCGGTCTTTTTTGACAATAGCGGAATAATATTTTACATATTCTTTCTTTGCTCATCTAAATTGTTGCCGCATTTAGGACAAAAATGTTCAGTAGTTTTTACTTTTCTACCACACTGACTGCAATAAATTGCAACTTCTTGATCAGCAGGTTTTTGTGAAATTGGAAGAATTTTGAATGATGTTTGAGCAAATGCAAATTGTGAAAATTTGTCATCTGATTCAACAAAATCTTGGACAGATTTTGATCCACTTTCAATACGGCCCGTTTCTACTGTTGCTGAAATATTTTTAATAGTATCAACGAAATCAATACTTTGACCTATCTGATTATCTGAAAGATTAAAACTAATATTAGCCGAATTACTTAAATTATTCAAAGTATTAGTAGTGTTAAACGTACCTGTTCCTGAATCTAAAGTTACATTAGAACTATAAAAACAGTTATTGGAACCTACACTTCTTCCTAAAACATCATCGCTTTTAGTAATGTGAACATATCCTCCAGTAGAAGTAAAAGGACCAATATTATCTACTCCTTTAGAACGTAGTAAATTATCTCTTTTGTACCAATCTTGCGAAAAAATATTTTTCTTAGGGGGCTTGCTATAAACTTTTTTGAAGAAGCGAACAGTAACATCACCATTGTTTGCAATGGCTTTTTGTACATCTGAATTATTTCCGTCTACTTCATAAGTATCAAATTTGAACTTATTATTTTCATCCATAAATCTATCAAGAAAAAATCTTTGACCAGGTTTAAGGACTAAAGCAGAATCTTCAGTTTTTCCGTTAATTGTTAATTGAGCACAGATCGTGTCGTTTGTCGTATTAAGTAATTCGATTTCGAATTCTGTACCAGAAGGTAAATAGTACGTGTTATTGTCGTACTTTTTTACGAGGCTTTTGCGCACACTTAGTTGCGCGGTTGGATTTGTCATGTTTATTGGTTTGTAATTTTTTAATCGTCCAGTGAACGACTCTAAAGTTTATTAAGACTCAAAACTAAAACCGCTATTGTCAAGCGATATTAAAGAACTGTAAATATTTATACTAAAATTTTTATAAAGGTTTAAAAGTATCTAATAGTTTGATTTTGGCGTATAATGCATCATCTTTAACTTTTAGATCAGAATAAGATAATGCTATGTCTTTAATTGGTGTATGTGTTAATTCTCCCATACCAATCATTCCGAAACCCAAATTATTTTCTTTAAATTTTTTAACGATATTTTCTAATACCTCTTTACTATACACGCGACCTGTTGTCGTTAATCTATCTGAAAATAATATAGGAACTGTTATAACTACACTCATGATCCAAATAATTGTCCTTTATAATAAATTTGTTGAAATTTATATTCGTCTTTTGCTTTTTTCAAAATAGAATCAGATATCTTCTTATCACATTTATTAAACATTGACATATACCCAGATTCAGGATTATGCTTTATCAAAATATCAATTTCATTTTCTGGGATACCTTCTTCTAATACTTCAAGATATGAATCGCTTCCTTGCATATCTTCAAATTTAGCAATTGTTTGTTTTAATTTTTCTATGAACAAAGTATTACCTTGTTCTATAAGAAAGAAATACCAATCTTCACCTTCCCAGCCACAACATTCTCTAATCTTTACATAAGTTTTCATCGTTTACATTGAATTTTTCCAGGTTTATTGAAAGGGCAATGTCTGCATCTTCTGCCACAACAATACCCTCTCTTTAAATAATACTCTGCTGTTAGAGTTTTGACACCCATTTTGTTATAATAAAAATCAACTCCTTCTATTAATAAAGGTTTAGATTTTTTCATTAAATGATTGAATTTAGGTGACGGTTAACTCCCTGTAATTGATAATTCTGAGATTCAAAATCATTCAATAAAGTAAACATTATTTCCATTGCGGTTACTGATTCTGCACGTTCAACACCTTTTTCACAACAATCGTTAGCATTGTCTCTTTTAATATTGGAGACATTTGTTGCAAGAGAATTAGTAGTTTCTCTCATTATGGATAATTGATTTTTAAATCCATTAATTAGAATTTCAAAATCTGTTGGAGCTTTTACTTTAAGTTGATCAGACTCACTTTTTGCATTGTTGTACATATATAAATTGTTATTTTTAAACTGCTACTGGCATTTTAATACTAGGATATGATTCATAATTTTGTAATTCAAAATCTTCGAATTTATACGAAAAAATATCTTTTGCTTTTTTGATGACCATTGTTGGAGAAGGATATTTGTTAACGTCTCTTCTTAATTGTTCTTTAATACCGTCGATTTGATTTAAGTAAATATGGCAATCACCTAACATTCCTGTTAAAATTTTAGGCACCATATCAACCTGCTGTGCTATCATCATTAATAATAAAGCATAACTTGCGATATTAAAACAAAGGCCCAAAGGAACATCAACGCTTCTTTGGTTCCAAATCATAGAAATATATCTTTTAGGAACACCTTTTAAATCTAAATCAGCGTCATCATAATCTTCTGCATAATGAACTGATTTACTGATGCTATTAGCCCAATACTTCTTTCTTTCAAATAAATTCATTTCCTCAGTATACAATTGAAAACTATAATGGCATGGTGGTAATGCCATATATTTTATTTGATTAGGATTCCAGGCACTTACTAAAAGTCTTCTACAATCAGGATTCGTTTTTAATCTCTCAATTATGTTTGCAATTTGATCTGTTCCTGCTATTAAAGTAGTAACATCACCAAATTGATTTTCTTCTAACACTTCTCCGAAGGCTCTCCATTGAGCCCCATATACTGGCCCAAGTTCCCCGAATGCTTGTGAAAATGTTAAACCTTTTTCTATTTCAACATTTTCTTTAATTTTTTCAATATATTCCTTCATAGAATAAGGTCGGAATTTTTCATCTTCCTTAATCATGATTTTATTTAGGTATTCATCTTCTAAATTTAATTGATCGAGAGCTTTATCACAAAATTCAATATATCCTTTATACGGCCATTCGTTCCAAATACTAACTCCATTGTCTACAAGATACTTGATATTAGTATCGCCTTTGACAAACCACAAATCTTCATAAATAACTGATTTAGTATGAATTTTTTTAGTAGTCATTAAAGGGAAACCTTCTCTAAGATCAAATTTCACCATTTCTCCAAATATAGAGATTGTTCCTGTTCCGGTGCGATCGGATTTAGTTGTCCCGTTTGCAAGTATTTTGTTTAATAAGTCGTGATAAGTTACGTCTACCTTCATTAGATTTTTACATTTTTACATTTTTAAATTTATCCAGATATCAATAAAAATCTTAGCATTATGAATTGCTTTATCAAGATTTTCTTTTATTGTTCCATTATGTTTAAGATAGTCATAATGGCAATAATATTGTACTTTATTCTCGTTAACCGGAGATGATTTATTTTCTTTAGTTATAGCAAAAGTTATATAGCCATTATTTTCGGTAGCGACGATGAAGTGTTCTTTATATGTAGCAGTTAATAATTTTAGTCGATCATCCATGCTAACAAGTTTTTATTATTTCAGCAAATGTGTCTCTAAAAATTATATTAGGTGGGATTGCACTAGTTTTGAACATTTGTGCCATTTCTACGTGTGAGTAGTTATTAAGATTTTCTCCAATGCCTGAATAAACTATGAAAAATTCTAATTGAGGATTTTGTACTGCATATTCGTATAGCTTTTGTATTTGCATTTTAATTACGAATTTGCTAATGCTAGGATGGACTTGTTTGGTAAGGTCTTTAGTTACGATTGCGTATGATTGTCCTTGGGGCCCATAGGCTTTAAATTGAATTGCTCCAAATCTTTGTTTAGCAGTAAGAGCAGAGCCTTTACCGTGTCGCCCTTGAGTATTACTTCCGAAGACGTATATTTGATGTGGTAGTAGTTTACGGATATCTCCATGATATGTTCTCATGTTAGGTTATCATGCCGAAGCCTTCTATGATATCTCCATCTTTGAGGCCACCATAAGGGTCTTCGATTGTTGGTAATGATATTTGTCTAAATAAACCAGATGATCTTTCTTGATCATTTAATTTTTTGCCCATGTTAACGACTTTATCGATTTGTAATTGAATATCTTTAGTTAAGTCTTGATATTCTTTTAAATCGATATATAAAATGAAATCTAATATAGATTCACTAATTCCGCCTAAATTTTTTCCGTCTTTAGTAAAAAGAACTATGTCTTTTTTGCCGTCCATGAATTCATACATGAACATGTGTTTTAAAGCAGGATCGATTGGCAGATTAAAGATTAGAGTTTGCCAAATAGATTCTAGCATTAATTCTCTCGTCATAATATTTCTTTGTATGAATTCATAAATACTTCGGCAAAAGTTTTACCGGAATTAATATTAAGAATTATGTGATCGATGAATTCATTTTTTTTATTAGCTTCATTTATATTGTTGATCATTTCTTTACCTTCTTTACTAAAATATAAATGAATTAGATCGATTGTTCTGCCGTCACCGACTAGTAATTCTGCTTTTCTAAATCGATCTAATTCTGAAAAATCGTATTTCTTAATTATATTAAGTTGGTCAAGTATATCAAAAACATGCTTATTAGGATGAGACATTGTATGACAATCTTTTAGTTATCTATTATATTAATATTACCAATTAGAAGTAGTTATTCGCATGTCATACGTGTTAAAATTCTTAAATTGTTTAACGTCTGCTTTATATCTTCTTTCGGCAGTGTCGCCGGGCATTTTTCTTTCTGATAATCTTTTCTTAATTATTCTTGAAGGTGGATCTAAGTAAATGATGAATGAAGTTTTCATATCTTCTTCACTTATTAATTCGATTGCTTCTGGTGTAAACAAAAAGATTGGACAATCATCAGAATAAAATTGTTCCTTTGTTGTACCGTAGCCCCAGTTATTAAAATAGATCAAGTGTTTCCACTCACCTTTCTGGGTCATTTCGTCGGCTTTTTCTTGTGTAATAAAGAAACAATCAACGCCATCTACTTCGCCTTCCCTAGGAGGCCTTGTGGTGTAACTAATTTGGTATTTAAAGCCTTTTGTTTCAAAGCGTTTTCTGAGGTAGTCTTTGCCTGACGTTCCTCTACCTACTAATATGATTCTTTTCATGAGGATAGATCGATGAAATCTGAGAACTCTTTTTCGAGTTTAGATTTCGGCAGCATGCCAGTTATTTTTTTGACAACAACACCGTCTTTTATAAACAACATAGTCGGTACGCTTTTGACTTCGAAAAATTGTACAATTTCTGGATTATCGTCTATGTCGACTACTGCTGCTTCAAGGTCTTCTGAATAGTGATCTGTTATTTCAACAAATAATGGAGATAAGGCTTTGCAGGGTCCGCACCAGGTTGCTGCTAATTTAATTACTAAATTTTTACACTCATCTATTTTGCCTTGAAAAGTTGAGTCGGTTAATTGTGTCATATATGGGGTTAATTTTATAGAGTTCTTTCTCTACCATGGATAACTTTTACGATAGGAAATCTCAAGGAATATTTACCATGTTGATCAATGGTCTCCTCTTGATATTTAACCGTAATTGTAGCACCGATGATTTCGTTTGGATATTTGAAATAGTGTCTTTTTTCTTCTAGGTTAAATCCTGAACCTACTGCTACTCTGTTACCTTTATGCTCAATAACAACTCGTGCTAACATCACTTCTTCTTTTTCTACCCCATCAACAATAACACGGTTTACATCGAACTCGGCGTCCTTAACAAGGTATTCAGCATCATGCATTACCTTAGCTTTTAAAAGATCATTTGTCCTTTTGCCTTGATAAACTGTATCTTTCTTAACGATCAAACCTTCTCTGCCAGCTTCAATTGCCATATCACGTAAACGATATAAATCTTCTTCTGATTTAATTTTTACTTGAGGTAAAATTTGAATAGTTTTTGCATGAGTATGTGCTAACAAACGAGTCAATTTATTCAATCTTTCTGAAAATAATTCTCCGCCATATTCAGCGTAAAATACATCAGTCGGAATCATATCAAATAACCAATACTTAGGTCTTTCGATTGTATGATCTTTTTGAATAGCTTCTTTTTGGATAGCTTGGAAATCATCACGACCGTCTTCAGTATTAATACAAAGTTCACCATCAAAAATAATGTTCTTTATACCTAATTCTTTGATTTCTTTTGCAATTTTGCCTAATGTATGAAATTGATTACCGTTTCTTGAAAAGAATTGAGTATCACTGTTTTCATCAATTATTGCAATGCAACGATATCCATCTAATTTAAACGATCCAAACCAATCATCTCTTTCGAAGTTTATGACAGGGTCAAAAGATTTCTTTTTTCCGTTCATATACTTTTCCTGATTGATCTTATCTTTATCAGCAACTTTTTCGTATTTTTCGCATAATTGAACTGAGAAAGTAGGAATTAAACCTGGAATAATTTCGTTAATGATCGTGGCTGTTGCTCGAGTTTTTAAATTACGATCAAAGATTTGATGAATTAAATCTTCAAATGGTTTGAATTTGCTGATAAAACCGTTTACTGAGCCGATTGCATCGTGACCAGTAATTTTACGATCGTTTAGATCGTCTAAAAGAACAAAAATATTATCGTACCCTTCGGTAGATAATTCAGCTTTCTTTTTAAGATTTTTAGGGGTTACGTAATACTGTTTGAATGGATGATACGTGTAGACTAATACTTTACGAATGAATTCGTTGTCTTTGTATTTTTCTAAGATTTCCTTTTTAGAATTTGTGGAAGAGGTTGCTGCCATTTCAGCAACGAATTGTTGGAGTATAAAAAAGTCTTGCATATACTTATTATACTAAGTACACGCAAGACTGATTCAAGTCTCTTACTATTTTTTATTATGAAGCCATTGCTTGTCCCATAAAGTCTTTTGCATGTTCGGCTTTAATGGTTCCATTTTCAAACCATTCAGGTAAACCGATTTTACCTTCGTGTGATTGAATTACTTTTATTCTATTGGGACTCTTATGTACTCTGTCAGCTGCTAATAATAAATTAGCTCCGAATAATGATTTTCTTGATTCATTGAAGTTTGGACGTTTTGAAAGTTCATTATATATTGCAGGCACATTTTTGAATATTTCATTGATAAGTTCCAGAGGTTCAAGGAAACGTCCAAGTTTCTTTAGTGTAAATACCGCTGCTCCTTGTAAATCTACTTTAGAATTGCGATCTTTTGTTTTGTGTGCGTCGTTATTAGATATTCTCTGGTAAAATTCCGGGTCTTGTTTGCCAGTTTTTATATGGCTCATCAAGGTAATAAAATTCTTTTTCTTTTGAATGTCTTCTTCAAAAGCATCATTTTTCTTTTTGAGTGTGTCGTATTCTTTAGAAGCGTCTAAAAACATTCGTTCGGCATCATTTTTATCGGCTTCAGCTTTCTTCAAAGGATCGAATAACTCCTGCTGTTCGATTTTAATACGACTTATAGCTTCTTCTGCCATTTTTACAGAATCTTCAAGCATGTCATTTGAAATTAATGCATTCATTCCTGGAATTTTATGCATTAAACTTTCTTTTTTAAGTGCCATGATAATAAAATTTGGTTATATGTAAATATAACTAATTATTTTACACTAAAAAATATTTGTTTCCATAAAAAAAGCCGCATAAGCGGCTTTATATCAATTATATATGTAATTTATTAACCATTTGTTTGTGGAGTTCCTGGGTCTTCTGGTTGAGCTGGATTTAATGCATCTTCTAACCTTTTCACTTCTTGTTCAGTTGATTGAACTTTAGAAAGAGCTTGATTTAAAGGAGCAGACATTGCTAAGTATCTTTCAACTGCAGTGTAGCCTGTTCCTTCGTGCCTTGATAAGAAGAAACATAAAATTTTGATCGTTAAAGCAGGAAATTGAATTGTTTGAACTTTTTCAGTTTCTTTTGCAGGTACGTGGCCCATTCTGCCGACTAATGATTCTACGATGAATGCTGCTGTTGCGACATACATTGCTTCTTCGTGACCTTTAAACTTTGCTTTTTCTTGAAGAAAAGATCTTACATTCTTCAATGTCCTCGGAGACAATTCTACCGGAAAAGTTCCGTTATTTAAACGGTCTTGTAAAGTTTTCAATAATTCTTCGTCGCTGAGCGGTTCAGTTGCTGGAACTTCTGCAGCTACATCGGTTGTAGCTTCAGCTTGAACTGAGGTATCTACTTCAGGTTTTTCAAGAACAGGAGTATCTGTTGTGTTTTGCATAGAGTGATAATTAATTTGTTTGATTAAATGAATTATATTATACTAAACAAAACTAAAAGATTTTATAGTTCGATAAAATTCTTTGCTCCTAAACCGTTTGCCATGAGAGCATACATATCGTTATATGTTCTATCTTTCTTTAAAAGACCAGCTGCTTGAAATTTATAATCATAAGCTAACTTAAGATCACCTTTAACTCCAGAAGTAATAGATTTATAAAAATCTTCACCTCTAGATTTTAAAATTGCGTTGATTCTTAAAATTATCGATTTAGTGCAATGTAAAACGAAAATTTGATTTTGAATGAGAGTAAAATCTGACTCTAACATATCTGCTATTCCGTTAGTATTAGTCGGATCGATGTTATACTTTTTTAAGAAGCTATTTACGTAGTTTGTTCCAGTAGTTGAAGGATCGAGAGAATTTCTATCATTAACTAAGAATGCTGCATATAGAATATTTCTACCATCAACTGTGCTCGCTTCGTCCATATCGTCGATGATATCTCTAAACATTTCTCTATTATATTGTTTTCTATATGTTTCGATAATGTTCTTTAATTCGGTATATGGATTCTTTCCAGTTTCTTCGCAAAATTGTCTAACTACTGCCGGGATTGCAAAGATTTTTTCTTCATTTGTTCCGATTCCTGCCGTTGCTTCATACATGTGACGAGCAATATCTTCAGCTCTATTTTGATTTTCTACAAAGGTGAACATTGCTTGTTTAGCGTTAGGTTCTTTGCCTTGCATAGGTTTAAATTCAAGCTTAATATTTCTACCACTTATTTTGTAGAATGCGACTTTTTCTTCTTCTGGTGTAGGTAAATTTGCTAATCTTTTGATTGCACCAGCGATTTTAGCTCTCATTTCACCTGGGAGTTGTTTAATGAAGTCATTTGCTGATCCTATGTTAGTTGTTACATAAGGAGTTTTTGAATCGGCTGAAGGTGCAGGACTACTTTCAGGAGCACCTATTACAGAAGACTCCTTAATAAATTTTGATTGCTCTAAATTATTTCCGTAATTCTTAATTATTTTAGATAAATCTTTCATCTATTATTGATAGTATATTTTTCCGATACGAGTATCTACTGACGCATAACCTTGATTAGAAGCAGGTTGTGTAGTAGCAGCTGGTGTCGTTTTTGTTACATTTGCTCCAGGCTGAGTAACTGGTTTTGTTTTTGCAACGTTTTCTCCAGGTTTAGCAGAAATTCCTTTAGGAGTCATTGACTTGTTTTTAAACATGTCTTTTGATGCTACTTGACTTGGAGTCATTTGAGCTAATGTTTGAGCAGAGATATTATTATCAGCCATTAGTTTCTTTAAAGAGTCTAATGTTGGTTGATCTACTGTATTTTGAACAGTTCTACCTAAAATTTCTCCTAAAGAAGCTGCAGTATGAGGTCCGAAAATTCCATCATAATCTCCTGTTCCATTAGGTCTAATGCTTTGTCCGGCTAATTTAAGAGCAGAATCATTATTTTGAGCACGAGCAATAATTTCAATTGCTTTTTGTAAACTCTTTACATTATCTCCTTTAGAACCTGATTTAATTCCTAAATAGCTATGGACTAATGGTTCTAATGCGCTTGCATCATGTTTCTCTTCAGGCTTTACTTCTGCTGCTGGTGTTGTTGCTGCAGTATTTTCTGCGTTAGGAGCAGGCGTTGTTTCTACAGGTTTTTGTTCAACCGGAGCAGGCGCGGTTTGTTGAACTGAATTAACAGTATCCTTTGTTACTTGAATGATCGAATCATTTGCAGGTAAAGAAGGAGATAGAAATTTATCTAAGTCTTTATAGTCAACAAAGTTATTATAAGGTGGATTATTAAACCCAGAGTATGCTACTTTGCCGTCTTTTTTTGCATCAATTAATTCAACGAAAGTAACCCATGTAGAATTTCTGCTAAATATTCTATCTTCTCCGTCTTTTTTGGTTGTATATGCAATAAAATATTGATCTCTAGCTTGATTGATTTTATCCATCATAGCTTTAGTTTCTGCATTATTTTTAAGAAATGCATCAATAGTTGGCTTATCGAAAGATGGGCCGATGTATTTAAGTAGATATGCAACTTCTCCGTTTGGATTTTTCGGAGATACACTTTTTACTTTGAATTTTTCAGTTGATTCGTTTATTGGTTTAAAATCGTCAAATGATTGAAATTTCATTTAGATATGTTGAAATTTTTAAAACTTAGAACTCTAGATTCGTTTGTACTCATAGAAGAGTTGTTTGAATGAGCGTTAAAAGTATTTTCTAAATCATCATCTTTTTTACGTTGTTCGTTGATTATTTTGATGATTTGTTCTCTTGTTAATTCTCCTTTGCTCGTTTCGTTTTCTAAGAATTTTTTGTATCTTGCTTCCTCTTCTTCTTTATCCTTAGGAATATTTATTTTCATAGTATCTTCATCTAAGATTTCAACGAATTTAACTCTTTCGGTAATAGGTCTCATTGGATATTCAGATGAAGCTGATTTCATTATTGGTTCAGCACCTAATAATTTCATTACTGGATTTACTCCTTGATCAAACATTTGATCTGCATCAGTGTCTGACATTGGAGTAGTTCCGCCGAATTTTTCTTCAGGAGTAAAGGATTTTATAAATTCTGTTGATTGCATAGTCTTAACTTGATTTTCAACAGAATGGCATGGATCACGATCAACTTTCGTATTAGAATCAAGTTTTATTCCTTGAGGCATTGTGTTGGCAGTGGCTAGCGGGTCTGCATTTTGATCAATTACATCAGCCGGATTCATCTTTATAGAATCTACATCAAAAGATTCTTTTAAAATGAAGTCTTGCATTTTGTTTCCGATTCTATATGCACCTTTCATGTATGATTCGACACAATTAATGTTATCTTTACAATAGTTACGTAACATTAATAATAAGAAAGTTGCAAGTTTGACAGTTTTTCTTTTTTTACCTGTTTTAACTAAGGCGAGAATTTGATCTAATGATCTATTTAGATTTTTTGCTCTTTTACTAGCAGTGATGAATACTTCAGGGTCTTTAACAATGTTCTTAACCACTGTTTGGATTTGAGCATCCATCTTTGCGAAATGAGATGATTGTTCTATTGAAGTGAATAAAGATTTAACTTCTCTAGGACCAGCATGAACAATACTATCTAATGCAGCAGGCTTAATATAACCATACTTTTTAACCGCTTGAACAGCAGCATCATTTACTACAATAGCATTAGTTTTCATAGCTGCACCATTGATATTATTAACTTTAATATCTCTAATTGCAGCATTACCTTTTGCACGAGATAAATTGCTCGCATAATTAGTAGAATTTCTAATGTCTGCTTTTGCTAATTTACTATAAGCAGGATCAGCTATGTATTTTTCTGCTAATTCAAATGATTCTTTTGTAGTTCTCACAGGAGCGTCAAAATTTCTAATTAACCATGCCTCTACTTTTGCTTTCCATGATGCAGGTAAGAATTTAGATAAAAATCCAACAATAGCTTTGATGACTGTGTTAACTCCTTGTGTTAACATTTTGATAGGAGAACTTAGTTTTTCCATGAAAGATTTACTACCTTCCATTTTAGCTAAAACTCTTGCTGCTTGTTCTGCTGCTTTTGGATCTTTTCCTGCAACTCCACGAACAACATCTCCTAATGCTTTCAATGGTTTAGCTGCTGTTACTTTCAAAGTCTTGATAACATCACCCATAGGTAATGCAGCAATTAATGAAATAATTCCGTTTAGAGTCATTCCACGATTAAAGTAAATGATTGCATTGATACAATCAGCTGCAGTATCAATAGGAATACCTATGAAACTTGCTGGAATAATACCGATGATGTCTAATAGTAATTGAAATACACCGATTGTACTTCCACCTTCGGTTAATGCTTTAATAAAAGCAATTATTTTCTTACCCCATGGAGTGCTATTCAATAAATAAGAACCTGCTGCTTTAACTCCTTGACCGATAGTATCTCCTAAAGCCTGGAATTTATCTCCAACCCAACTACCGGCTGCTTTTAAGGAGTCCCAAATACCTTCATTTAATTGTTGATATGATAATGCTAATGCAGAATAATTCTCTTTAAGCCATTCATTAAATGGATCAATTCCTATTCTAAATTGTTCTCTATCTAATTTCGATAAATTTTCATTTAGAATTAAGACATTTTCGTATTCATTAATATGAGAACTAAGTGCAGGAGAAAGTTTCAGAGTAGATTCTGACACTGATGGTAGGTTGATTAAATTCTCTACTGAATATGCGAATGTTCTAATTTCAGAAAAGAGTTGTGCTTCCTGAATAGAATTGAGAGTACTCATATATGAAGACAAGAAATATTTAAGTTATTTATCCAAAATAAATTCTTGCAATACTTTTGAATATATTGAGTAATAGTCATCCTGAGAAAGTTCTAATATAAATTTTGCTATTTCTTCAAACTGTTCAATATTATCAAAACTCATTGCTGGATAAATATACGGCATGTTGTATGACACAGGAATGACTCCAAATAAAAGAGATTCATAAACTCTTGCTGGAACAAATTTACGTTCACAATACAAATCTTTAGATACATTTAAACATAACCTTGCACTTTCAAAATGAAACCATATCTTTTCTCTTTCTGTTCTAGGAATAATGTGAATGTTTTTAAAATGATTATCTACTTTACCTGCTATAGTTAAACAATAGTTTTCTTCAAAATGTGAAACGTTATGTAACCAATGAATGCAATCATTTACAATATTGTTTTTAGAATGACCTTTCTTATAATTGCCAAAACTTAAATTTCCATAATATATTGCATCATTTAAGACTCGGCGATTTGCATTAATTGTTAATAATTCCTTAGCAAAATTTTTAGACATAGGTGCAAAGTCAATAGATGGAATTAATATTCTAATACCTTCTTTTTTTAACCATGAAGTAAAATTTTTAGGCATAGATAAATCAGTATCTAAAACAATGATTTTTTCTGGAGAATATCCGCATTCTAATGCGTGTAAGATGATTGATTCAAACTGATAAGCATCAGTCATTTTTTTACTTAAAGTAGAAAGATTTCTAAATCTAGCTTTTAAAACTAGGTATTCATATTTTTCGTTTGCTATGTTACTTAAAATTTCATTATAGGTCGGACAATATTTGTCTAATAAATCGTCCATTGTATTTTTTAACAATTCTCCTACTTTAGTATCTGGAAATTCAAAATATCCTTCTTGTGTATTGTAATCTAAATATGAATAAAAATCTACTTTGTCGAAAGTTATAACATATTTTAGAGATTCTATTAAAGGGACTTGGTAGAACATGTGGCCTGGTATATCTTCTTTAAAGTTTGTTCCTAATTGACCGAAGTATGTGTATAAGATAGTTTTCATATATGTTATTCTATAATAAAAAAAGAGGAAGTTTTTCGCTTCCTCTTTTAATATACTAAATTAATTTCTATTAAACTAATTCATTTTCTTTGATTGGTAAAACTCTGTTGTCTTCGAATGCTACCATATATCTTCCTGTAGAAGTATCAACTCCTCTTACTTTACCATGACGACCGTCGATTGTTTTAACGGAATCATCTAACTTATATTTCTTTGTTGTAGAAAGAATATTATGCTCTAATAATGCAGTTTTTTCAGAATCTAAAGATACATATTTGTCTCTAAGTTCGTTTATAGTTTTTTCAACTCTAAATCTTAATTCTGTCATTTGTTCTACAATTTCTTCGTCTTCTGTTTGTGTAAGTGATTCGTCGATTTCTGCTAAAGATGCTTCTAATTTAAGAATATCATCATTAACTACTCTTTTCTGATCGTCAATTGAATTTATTGAATTTGAATGATTATCTAATTCGTCACTAAATAATGCTGTTGTATCGTGGTCGTAATTTTCTTTAACGAATTTAACGAATTGTGGAGCAGTCATCATGTAAATTCTACCACTATTATCGTTTTCAATCACAAATAATTTTTCGTTTATACTAATTACACTACAAGATTTAGTTGGAGTTACAATGTTCTTAACAAAATCTAAGCTAGTAATGTATTTTGAATTTTCAAATAACATAGAAACCATATTCTTAGTTCCTATATTTTCCATGATAAAAAGATTTGTATAATTTACAGATTTAGCAGAATCAATCTTCTTATTATTAATGTAAGCAGCAACAGAAGTACCTTCGTTTTTAAATTCAATATTTGTATTTCTGAATTTAGCAGAAACACCGTCGTTATTTGCTGCAAAACCTAATTTGCTGAAATTAATGCAATAGTTGTAAAAATCTAAATGATTTTCAAAAACATATTTAGGTTCAATAAATTTAACTTCGTTTTCTTTAATATCCACGAATTTATTGTCTAAAATTGTAATAATGCTGCGATCTTTTGTAACGATAGAAGGAGCAACTAATGCATTGATATTAGTTAAATTTGTTCCAACACCTAGATTAAAAGAAGAAGTCATTCTACCTTCAACTATCGATAAATTATTGACCATTTTCTTAACTGCAGGCATATTAATAGAATCACGAAGCTTCATTTTGATTGTATCAACTGAATATTGATTATCTAATAATGCTTGTTCTAAAATCGCAATAGTGTTAGTGTATGTCTTAGTTGGAACTAATTTGAATTCATAAATTGCATTTAATAAAACCAATTTATTTGCATTCTTTTCGATATAAACCTGAGCTTCAGTAACTGCATTCTTAATAGTAGAATCGTAAGAAAAACCTTTTAATCCTTCAATAAAAGTCGGAAGAACTCTAAACTCCGGCTGAGAAGATAAACTTTCTTCGATTTTGCCTACAGCAGTTTTTACTATCGGATCGGCAAAAGCATTAGATGCTCTAATTCCAGTCAATAATTTAAACAAACCTGCTTCGTTTGCTAAATTCTTAATAGTAAATTTTTCTGTATATTTATGTTGACTATATTCTTCTAAAATAGCAGTGATTTCTTCATTTTTCAATGACTCATTCATGCCTGCAACATCTGCATATATTTTATTGAAAATCTCTCCTTCTGAAATACCTTCAGTATGATAGGTGTTAACCTTACCTACCAACATGTTAGATAAAGTCTTATTTTTAAGCTTAGAATTAACAGCTTTGATCAAATTTATAATTGTCTGCTTTGCCATTGAGGAAAACGTGTAATTTTTGTTTATTTATTCATTATACGAGTTCAATTATCTAACTTATTCTAAGATACTAGAGGTTATTTGATTACTTCCACCGATTCCCTTAATAGCATCCAATGGCTTCGTTGAATGAGAAGCAGTCGGAACTATTTGCTTTATCGGAGAAATACTCGTCTTAGGTATTTCAGCTGGAACATATCCGGGTATAGTTATTATATCATCGTTCTGTTTAACTGGTGTTGCTGCAGTCGGAGTAGCAGTAGTGCTAGGTGTC